AAACTTTGCTTCTTATCAAAGGACCATCTTTTGCCATTGTAAGTGACAGTTCCATCCAAATTAATGGTCAACTCTTTTAATGAGTAGTCATAGATTTTAAGAACATTCCCATTCTTATCTAAATCAGCGGGCAGAATGGAGAATACTTGCAATCTGCCCGCTTCCGAAACCATGATCATGACTTGCGACATCACAAAGCCCTTACACAAATCGAGACGTTCACATTACTATTAATAGTGTGAGCTGTGCAACCTGAGAAAAGGAGGCACAGCATTAAACTAGTTGTCTTGAGCAGCATAGATGAGATTTTCAGCAACACGATTTGACCACCCTTTCCCATAAGTAGCCCAAGTACTTAAGGATGTATAGAACTTCAAGCGTTCTGCGTTAAATTTAAGAAGCACATCGTTTACATCCATCGCGTTAATAGCAGCAATAGTTTTAGGCCCGATAATTCCATCGTCTGGAACCCCAGCAACTTGTTGAAGTTCTTTGACTGCTCTACTCTTCCCAGCATTGACAGCAAAGTCCCAAAGCTGAAATACAATAGCTGGATGTAATGAGTTAGCCCCTAGCTTATCCCACCAATCCTTTTTATAGATTTGCTTTGCTTGATCAATAGTTAGGTTTTTAATATCTAGGTTTGGATAGGTGTTTGCAGCAATACCAAACTTTGTGCCTTTTAATTGACCTTTACCAACAATACCGCCTGTCCAGTTACCCGGATCACGACGATCATTAGAATATCCAGCCTCATGACCTATCAAGCGGTCAAATGCTTTTTCAAAGTTCATGACCCACCACCTGTAATATCATTTTTAGCCTTCTTAATTTCCTTGATAACTTCAACAATTGTCTTGCCTTCTTGTTTATCAATGAAATTGAAAACCCATCGAATCAAAGCCCAGCCGGGTAAGCCACATACAAAGAAAAGCCCACCAATTGCAAACCATCCCCATGTATCAGTTGCCCAAGCATGCAAACTAAACTTCATAATAATTAGCGAACCGCCAGCCAAACTTGATACGACTGTACAAATTAAACCTACTGCCCATTCTTGCGGTGATCTTGGCATTCGTGTCATTAATACAACGGCAGCAACAAGAGCGACAGCTAGTGTCACCATAATTGCAACACCATAGAATTTTAAAATTGCAGCAAAGCCGCTTGTGGAAACTGGTTCCATAAATACCCCTAATTTCGGCAATAAAAAAGCCCTAACTTATTTAAAGCTAGGGCCTGTGGTGGTTTGTTGGGTAATTACTTATTGGCTAGCAAGAAGTTGACGATTTCTACACCATTCCCCTGATTGCCGAAATGATGGTAATCGCCATGGTCATAGCCAAGTGAGCCATCAGGGTCGATGTCTGTGTAGTTGCAGATTAATGATGAGCGATCACATAAATCTTTCAACTTCTTGCCGTTATTAGCTGCTGCTGTAACTGTATCGCCAGTAGAACTATAGACAATCATCGGTGGGAAAGCCTTCGTTTTTACTTGCTGATTAGTTAAATCATCACCGTAAATAAAATGATGCACTGGACAATGCGTGTAGAAAGTTTTTTCAGCTTTCAGCGCAGCAAGATCACTATATGTGTTTCCACTCAATCCGTACGCAGCAAGAATAGATGCACGATGTGCAGAGTACCCTAGATAATGATCAAACAAACTAGCAAGCGGATAAAGCAAAGCAATTGAAGCCACTTTGGATGTACCAAGCAAATGACATGCGTTTAATGTCGTCATTGCGCCATTGCTCGCACCAATCATGCTACAACGCTCGGTAACATTGTATGTTCTTTGCATGTAGTTAAAAAAATCTACAACTGCATTTCGACAGTTTTTATTTCCGTACAAGCCGTCCGCATAGTTTTGCGCCCCGCACACAACGAAGCCTTGCGCAAGCAATGCTTCAATCAACGGGCTTGAATACTGAACATAGTCAGCACGACTTGTATCTAAATAAGCACCACTGTTCTGCGCATCAACTCCGAACTGAGTTTTAGAGCTAAAGTTTGCATTTTTTAATGAGCCGTCCATCGTCCAACCATTGCCGTGATTGAGGATAACAAAACGATGAGGCTTTCCCGTAATGCTGTAGTTATCTGGTGTGCGTACAAAACACCAGTCGTTACCTTCCCCACCGAAATGCTCAATTACAACGTTTCTACCAGTGATGTCTTTGAAGCCACTTGCAGCAGCACTAGTCTCAACTAGTAATGATGCCGTATATAAATAAACGTCATGAATTACAGTTTTACTTGCTGTTGGTAATCTTGTTACGGCATGTAGTCGTGAACTAGTCAACGTTTCATCTTCAAATGCGCCACGTTTAACAAGTTTATTTACAGCATCCCGAACTTCATAAAGATACCGTATATCATCTTTACTCAGAGTAATATTGTAGACACCATCTGTAAGATCAGAGATTGGAACAATCACATACCAGCTATCTTTTACAAATGCAGTAATACCCTGATAACCCGCCCGAGATTCGTAACCAATAACTACACGGTCATTTGTTGATGTGTTGCCGAACCCGAGCATAAATGCGTCTGTAGTATTGGCTGCTTCTACATTTACTTTGAATTTCAATGTCAGTTGCTTTGAACCTAGATTAAGGTCTGTACCAGACATAATTGTTGCACCAGAGCTAACGACTGTTGTACGTCTAGTCCAGTCATCAAACATGTAATTGCCGCCAACATCTAAATACTTTGGATTTATTTTATTTGTTTTCTCTGCTGACTTTGCGTTGAAATAGTTGATTTCAATTAAAGCGGGGTATGTCGTCGCTTGACTGTAGTACTGCAAGTACAGATAGTTTGTATAGAGTGCTCGCTCAAACTGCGTTGAAAAAGATTCAATAACACTTTCAAAGTTTGCTGTATAACGTTTAAATGTCAGAGTTCCACCATTAATTAACAATTCAATATAATGGGTCTGATTTAGAGCTTGATCAGGTGTTATGCTTGAAGCTTGTTCATATACTTCAGAATTAGGTTTTCTAAAGCAAAATGCATATGGCAATGTTGCACCAGTCATAATTCCGATATTGCTTTTAGCAATGAACCCTGAACTACTACTTGTTAGCCCGAGAACAGCGACTGGCATAAACGTCGTAAAGTTAAATACATATCGGATTGAGAATCCCGTAGAAAGCGGAAGTTTCTTTGTTAAGGTAGCTGCCGCAATTTGTGCAAATCCTGAATTGTATCGAGCTGGTTTGTATTGATTTACAGTACGATAAGTATCAAAAAATGCTTCGGGGAAACCATTCTCAAAATCTGTTTTTGCATAATATGGCGAGAACTTTGATTCATCTGAGTATTGTTTAGCTAGTGCAAGCGGGTCATATGGTGACTTTGTAAGAGTGGTCCCATCCCATACATTATCGCCCTGCCCCCAACTACCCGTACCAGTGTTATTAACTTCTGAAATATTAACAAGTGAATTTGCTGGGATTGTAGCCTTAACAGCATCAAACTCAGCATAGGTGTTGAAGCCATATACCCCGCCGCCTAATGCATTGAGCCTATTATCAAGAGCAGCTTCGGCAGTAGTTGCTCGGGCTGTCTCCGCATTGATTTTAGAGCCTAAAGCTTCTTCAGCGAAATATGCTCGTGCAACTTCTTGATTAATTAAAGCAGTATTAGCTTCATCCCCCGCAATACGCGCCAGAATTTCAGCGGGCAGACCATTAATATTTCCTTCAACTAACTGGTCTATAAGCTCTTGAAACTTCTCTTGAGTCAACGCGTTATCAAGTGAAAGCTCTTGTAAAACATACCAAATGTTATCAAAATCTTTATTAACTGATTCGGGTCGAAAGGAATTGTCATAATAGGAGTAATTAGTACTCCTTTTTAATGCTGATTTTCGTTGAATGGTTATTAAAGAACCAGCAAGTGGCTCAATGCTAAATACAACATTGCTATCAACAAGTGACCACGTTCCAGCAACTTGAAGTACATCATTTATCTTAACAATCAAGTAGTCTGAAGTATCACAATCAAATGTCAGCGGGAAAACAGTGGTCATTCCATTCGCTGTATATTCTATAAATGGCGTCTGTTCTGGTACTGCCATAGCCTACCCCTAATTTTCGAAATCTAAGGCGGCTTCATGTACGCCACCGTTTGTTCTCCAATTAACGGCTTCTTTATAGTCATTTTTGTTGTGTGATTTACCTATGCGTATAGGTTCATCAGATATTGCACCTGCTAATGAATCTAATGGATCATCAATCTGGTTCGTAACTGCTGGATTCCATGAGCGCATAATACGAACTTCAAAACTATCATCTTCTGGCTTATCTGGATCATATAAAACTGATACATGAGCCCATAGAACACCCGAATTTAATGGGCCTTCAATAGCTCCTAAAATCCTTAGGTTTTTATTCTTAGTTTCTTTTATTTCAGTTACACCACATCTAACACCTTGTTGTTTGAGGCAACTCTTTAGAACACTTGGGAAAAATCCACCTACACCATTTGTTTCAACCGTCACTCTAGTAATGTAAAACTCTTTAATAAGTTGAACTAATTGATAGACCTGTCCACCTATAATGTTGTGGCCTGATTCATCCGTAGGACCCACTTCTCCTTTCAGGCTAATAGATCTATGCCAGTACATTCGGCCTTGTTCATCATGAAGAATTAGTGCAACAGATGAGATATCTGAATCTTTCTTCCCTTCAGATGGATCAACACGTAGAGAAGCAGAAGCAATTCTGACATTGCCTAACATCATTAATGCAACGCCATTGGCATATTTTAAAGTTGGTTCACAGTCATATGGGATCAACTTGTCAGGATCAAGACGAACATCACCAATAGGCTTAGCATGTAGTTGGTATTGTGAATCCCATTCATTGATAGTTCGACACTTTTTACGTCGTTTTGTCATTTCCTGTTTAGTGAAGCGTTCAGGCCATAGTGCTTTGGCATAAAAGTCAACAAATGAATAGTCATCAAGAAGTGTTACTTTATAGCCATTGCCATGTTTTTCTATTGTGTAGTGCTTATTCTCTTCTAGGCACTTACTATATTTATGAATGCCACTAAAAACATATTCAGGATAGAAGTTTAGAACTGCTTCTCTTCGCCCCTCTATTCGATATTCATGTTCAAACATCCTTCTAATAAAGCAGTTTGCCCCAGCCTCAATCATTTCTTTATAGATTGACTCATAGCTGTGTGGAGTCCCAACAAATAGACTTGTTCCACCAGGAACTAAAATATGGGTCTGCTCTGTAAGGCTATGTTTTAATTTTTCTCGATTTTCTTCTGTGGCTACGTTCTTCTGTACTTCTACGTCATCGTTTTGGATGTGTTTGGCACGTTGTCCAGTTACGCTTGATAAAATGCCTCGCGCATACATAGAGCCATACTGTTCATCGTTAGAGCCTTCTACCCACCATTTAATGACACCACCATGAGATTTCTTTACATTATTAAGTTTACAAAGTGGGTGATTGGCAAGAATACGAACTACTGCACGACTACACTTAAGAGCATCAATATTTGTTGCTCCTTGATGCAACACTAAATCATCAACATCACGATAGAAGCGCCAAGCATTAAATACAGTTACTATCCCTGATTTATTATGCCCACGTGGAAGCATAAGAAGGTTATCAACTTCATCAGATAGATTTTCCATCCATTCACATGTTTCAATGTGGAATAAGGGTGTTTCGCGCCCTAGGTATTCATCCCAAAGAACATAGAATTCAGCAAAAGATGCTTTCATAATTAACTATAATTTGACTTAGCTTTTACACTTTGAATAATCGCCTTGGCTTTATTTTTTAAATTTTCCTCATATTTTTTTTGTGTTTCTTCATCTGTACTTGCAGGCGGAATAATCCCCTGTTTCATTCCGATTATTTGGCTGATCTTTGCAACTGCTGAGCTACACTGATTAAAACCCTTATATAGCCAAACCTTGTCGCCTCGGTCCTCTTTTGACTCAAAACCTAAATCAACAGCAGCGAACCCGATTTTCAACATATCATCGGTCATCATCTCCTGAAGTTTTTCTAATTCTGCTATTTGATCATCACGCATAAAAAAGCCCTCGCATATAGTTCATATATACAAGGGCTTATGTAGTGGTATGTTGGGCGGTTTACTGGACTACCCGTTCAAAGTCAGGTGCGCGAATATCACTTATATCATCACCCCAGAAACGTTCACGGTCTTGTTGTCGTTCTGCTTTACGTAAAGCCTTCTCACGATAGCCGGGTGCAATAGTGTCTTGCATTTCATCAAATACCATACGGTTAATTGCTGCTTTTGTATACCACAAGTTCTGTGCAGGAATTTTGCCTTTCACAAATTTGAAAGCTTCATTGCCAAAATTGGTGTCCTTGCCTTCATTGTATTGAGTTAAATTGCCAACTGTCAGACTTAATAGTGATTCAAAATCACCGCCTAGTGGTCCAGCTACAAACGAGTTTGCATCACGACCAGAAGTGTCAGTACCAGCAACTAAAATATCGCCCAAGAATGATAGTCCTCCTCCCTGTACAGCAGACCTGACAAAGAAACTACTTGCTTTTTTAGGGTCGTCACTATCCCACATGGTTTGAGGATCATTGCCATTAAGTAACTCTTTTAATTGAACTACTAACCCACCAAGTAAAGTAGTCATCACAAACAAAGGGATTGCATATGCCGCCTTGCCTTTTAAGCCTTCTTGAGCCATTATTCTGCTGCCATGACGCATTAAGAATGCAGCAGAGAACGATTTAAACTGCACAATCCCTCTAAAGATCTCACCTGCAATCGTTCCTCTAGCACCAACATTTATTAAGGTCTTTTCACGAAGCCCTGCCTCAATCACGGCCATGCCCTGCTCATCAAGTAAATGCGCTTGAAGTTGTGAGGCAACTTGATCTTTCACCTGTTTAGGATCACCAAAATCTGTCAGTTTCTCATCTGGAATTTCATAGATAGAACGCGCTGACATGAGCTGATTACCTTCGCGGTCCACGACTGGTTCAGCCAATTGGAAAACCTGCCATGCACGTTCATCTAAACCAGTGTTTGAAAGCAATTCACGGTCTTGAGCGTCTAAATCATTCCATGCTTTAGAACGGCTTAAACGGCCGTATTTCTCCATTAACAGCTTAGAGAACCCAACTTTTGATGCGGCTGTTAAAGCATTGAGACCAGAAAAACGCATTACTTGAGATGCGATTCCGCTAGATATACGAGCTAGTTTTTCGGATTTCCCATAAGTTGATGTAAGCCCATCATCTGACCAGCGTGCAATAGAGCCTAACATTTCCTCAGTAGCCAATCCTAAACTATGAGCTAGTTCCCGATCTGCTTTATTCGCTGGGTTAAGTTGGCTCAGCAACTCACCAAATGCCTTACGCCATGAAAGACCATGCACATGAGCTGTTTTAGCAATGGT